AATAATTTTATAAATTTTTTTATCGAACAGCAGTCCAAAAAGAGGATAATGTTTGACTAGGACCACTACATCCGTTACATGAAAATCTATCCCCCATTCTTCTCCAAGCTAAAGTTCTATTGTATTTAGATTTAATAAAGGTAGGAGTAAAGGAGGAACCTTGATATTTACCAGCATTAGCAGCAGCGTCTCCCCAAGCAGAACGGAAAGAGTTACCGTTTAAGGTGATTGTATCTACATTAAGTTTGAGTAATCTAGTGCTACTATCAACGGCTCCTTGTTTGGCAAATTGTCTGTTATTAGGATTATAGTAAGTAAGATTATGACAATCTCTACCAGTTTGGAAAGGACTAGTGCAATTTTGAGTGTAATATTGTGTACTTCCTTGTCCATCAAGATAATTGGTATAATCATTACCTTCAATTTGATTAATAGATTGTTTTTGTTCAAATAAGTTGCCTTTATTTTTTAAATATTGTTTAGTAGAGGAAAAATATGATTTACTTAATTTTGTAACAGAGCGAACTCTTTTTCTTGCATCTCTTTCTTTACTGCAACATAAAGGTTTTGTTTCATAAACACCTGTTTGGATTTGATAACTTCCACTAACATCAGGCACACCTATTTGAATAAATCCATTATTTTCAACTTTATTGTTTGTAGTATCAGCTAAAGCAGGAGCGGTTTGTGGTTTAATTGTTTTAGAAGTAGATTGTAAAAACTTATTATCAAATGTAATATATAAATTATTATTACTTACATCGCAGGCACAAGTAGTTCCAGGAGCAATATATCCCCTAAATACAGTGCCTCCAGGTCGTTCACTTAAACTGACTAAAGCAGCACTTCTTCCACTTTTTCCATTAACACTGAGTTGTCTTCTCCAATGTTTCATAGGATAAGCTTTTCCAAAGGGACCTCTAAAATTTAAATTATATTCATATAAATCGGCAATAGGGCTTTCTCCAGGTCCAATATGTCCTACATTTACATTTGGTCTACTAAATCCAGCCATAGCAGCATTAGAAGAAGCAGCCATAGTAGTCCCAGTGTTTTTTGTAGTTCCTTTTTGGAAGACAATAGGTTGTTGAGTAGATGTTAAAGTATTTGAATAACTAAAATTTACTGGTTTAGACATATTAGTATATAGTAAAGAAAGAAAAATAAAGTAATTATAAAAATTAATAATTTATAAATATATATATGGCTAATTTATTTAAAGAAGTATTATCTGATGCCCAATCATTAGAAGAAGAATTATTAGGACCTGATTATAAATATTGGAAGCAAATTAAATCTCCATCTCAAATGGGTATGAGTAGTGAAGGTTCCATACCTACTATTGCAAGTGATGTAGCTGGTTTAATTGCTTATGTAGAAGTATTGGTCACAGGACGAGGTAATGCATCAGCAACAGGAAAACCTTTAGGTGATAAATTTTTTTTAAAAACTTTTGCTACATGTAAAGATAAAAGTTCAGGCGAAGTAGTAGATAGATATGTTTATGTGAATAATATACCTGATGGTTCTATTCCATTTATAAGTAGTGGTATGAATATGAATTTTTCTGAAATGGAAGGGTTAGTGCCTGGAATAATGAGTAATTTATCTGCTATGAATCCTATGTTAATTTTTCAAGCATTTATGGCTGGTTCTCAACCAGAATGCCAAGAAATTACTTTGGAAACGATAGATGTAAATAATAATAGAGGTTCTGAAACGAGACATGTAACTACTGTAGATATTCAAAATCTTAATCCATGTTCTTTTCCTAATAAACAAAATCCTGTTACAAAAGAAATATGTAGAGAAGCATTTACAAATATGCGCACTAAAAGATCTTCCATACCCGATGATTTCTTAGTAAAATTATTTTATGCTTCCTTAGGAGTGATGGGTGTTTATCTTTTAATTGCATTAATGAAAAGAATAAAAGAGAGAAAATAAATTTATTAATAAAAAATTTAAATTATTAATAAATATTTAATGTTTTCTGTAAGGAGACTTTCTTTTTCCCTTAGCATTTCTGCTTTGTCTGTGTCCTTTTCTGTTGTAATATTTATCACCTTTGTGTGTTACAAAGTCTTTTCTTCCTTTTCTAGATTTTGAGGCCATTCCTTTCTTAGGGTTGCCACCTTTTCTAGATCTAGATCTTCTTTTGCTTTTGGATTTGCCTCCCATATAAGGAGGAGGAGAAGGAGATTCTTTCTTCTTAAACATTCCAGTGAATCCAGACCATGCATCAGATGCATGTTCTGTTAAAGATTTTCCTGGAGTTTGACTTGTAGGGTCAGTAGGTTGAGTAGTAAAAGTAGACATAATTATATAATAATTAAAGAAAATATTATATAATTTATTTATTTAGAGTTTGACGCGTTTATATAATTCTAAAGCGGCTAAACCTCCAGCTACTTCAGCTAAAATATAAGGAATCAAATCACTCTTAGGGAATTTGCCAGCAGCAACCATCATAATAGTGACAGCAGGGTTGAAACTTCCACCAGAAATTTTACCTCCCACTAAAATAGCAATTGCTAAAGCAGCACCGATAGCAAGAGCGTTTCCAGTAGCTAAGATAACATAAAGGAAGAATAAAGTTCCTAAAAACTCGACAAGGTACTTGTTCATCATGATATATAATTTATTTATATAAAAAAAAAATACGCGTATTAATTTATTTTTTTAAGCAAATACTTGTCTATTACCTGTTCCAGTTATAGCAGATCTACCACCAGATTTGTAAGGATTTGCTAAAGCACCTTTTTTCTTCGGGGCAACTGTTCCTCCTCCTCTTACTCTAGCTAATGCACTATTTCTATAATGATCTTGTTTTTGTGCTAAACCTTGAAAAGAAACAGTAGATTGTCTAGTTGAGGATTTACCAATAGCATTTATTTTTTTAAGATATATATGTTGTGAAGAATCATAATTCCCTTGCAATAAAGTTCCTCCACCTGCATCCTGTATATAAGTTTGACGAGCTCTGGAAAACATAGAATCTCCAGCAGAAGGATAAAATTTTTGAGGCATTCCCATTTGTGCATTAATTACTGCGTTATCTCCTCTATCTTTTATTAATATTCCTTGACTGGCTGGTCCAGTTAAAACTTTTGGCATAGGAGGATTATAAGATGTTTGACTATAGGTAAATTGCATATTATATATATAATAGATTATATATAAAATATTTTAAATTTATTTATCTTCTTACACGGTTAAGTGCAATAAAAGTATTACTTGCTCCAGCTCCACCATAACTATAATCATTATAGTTTCTATTTACGGCTTGTTGTTTCTTAAATTTTGTATAATCAGAACCATCATATACATATTTTACATTTGTAGTTGAACTTGGTATACCAGTAGGGTTAGCTTGAATAAATATATTTCCTCCTAAAACTCTAGCCGATTGATTTGTAGCTAATCTGATTCTTCCAGTTTTAACTTGATTAGAACCGCCAGATGTAAAATACTGACGATTTAATAAATCTCCTGCATTATTGACTGCCCTAAATGGTGTTGCGCCAATTTTAACTCCTTTAACAGTTCCGGTAGCAGCAGCTCCATTCCAAGCTTCACGGAGAACAAATCTAGTGCTTTCTCTGGATGAACCGCCTTCCATTCCTGATCCTCCATTACTGTTAGCTCCTCCTCCAAGTAGTCTCATTTGTATTCCTGGGTAACCAGCAGCTTTATATCCTAGATTTTGAGTTTGATTTCCACAATTAGGCATCTTATATATATAGTTCTAATAAAAAAAAATGCTAAAGCTATATTGTATTTTACACCTTGAAACTATAATTTTATATAAAAAATATAAAATTATATATTATTCTTTAGTATAATATTTAATCATAAACCTCATGAAAATTAAATTTGTATTAAATTTGTATTTAAGTCATAATTCTAGGAGCAATATTCATAGTCTGTAATTCTTGAAATAATAACTTGCAAGCATAAGGTATTTCTACATAACTGAAATCAACTCTATTATCACATGTTCTACACAAGTGTATCTGCATTTTATCGTTATATGAGGCAATCATTCCACATTTTTTACAAACATTTACTTGATATTTATCTGATGCGTCATATAATCTTCCTCGTGTAAATCTAGAGGCACCATGACTGACCATACAATCTCTCTCCATCTCTCCAAATCTTAGTCCACCATCCCGACTTCTACCTTCCGCTGGTTGTCTAGTAAGATTGACCATAGGACCAATAGACCTACTATGTTGTTTATCCCTTACCATATGTTTTAGTCTTTGGTAAAAGACAGGTCCAATAAATATACTTGTTTCAATTTGTTCTCCAGTTTGACCATTATACATTAGTTCGTTACCATTAGATTCATAACCTACTTTGGTCAATTCTTTACGAATAGTATCAATGGTCAAGTCTCCGAAAGAAGTTCCATCTCCAAATAAACCTAATTCAACTAGGACTTTTCCTAACAAAGTTTCTTTTAATTGACCAATAGTCATACGAGATGGAATAGCATGAGGATTAATAATAATATCTGGTTTTACTCCGGTAGAAGTATAAGGCATATCACATTCCGGAATAATATTTCCAATAGTTCCTTTTTGTCCATGTCTCGAGGAAAATTTATCTCCGATTACAGGTCGTCTAACCGTGCGAATTCTTACTTTACAAAAGTTATATCCATCTCCATTTCTATCAATAAAGTTTTTATCCACATAAGACTCTTCATTGGTTCTATAGGTTCTACTTAAATCCTCATACTTAATGACTTTTGTATGATCATTTCTATTTTCTTTAATAGGCACAACTTTGGCAATAATCACATCATTATTTTCTAATAAAGTATTTTCTGGCACAATTCCTTTATTTGTAATTTTGTCATAATTTCCATATTTCATACCTTTGGTTTTGGATCTATCTGGTTTACAACGAATCTCTTCATCACCATTTATTTTTTTATCTTCATCTTTTTCTGTATGGTAAATAGTTGCTTGAAATAATCCTCTATCTATAGAACCTTGATTAAATAACAAACTATCTTCCTGATTAAAACCTGTATGTGTCATGATTGCTACTATTACTGGAGCACCTGCAGGAATTTTATCAAGTTGAACCATTCCCATAACTCGAGTATCAACTAAAGGTCTAGCAGGATAAGTTAAAACATAAGCCGTTTTATCCATTCTATTATCAAAATTAGTGACATACATACCCATGGCCTGTTTACCCATGGCTGATTGATATGTATTTCTTGGACTCTGATTATGGTCTGGAAAAGGAATACAAGAAGCTAAAATACCGAATATTGTGCTAGGATGAATTTCGCAATGAGTATATTTATATAGAAATTGATTAGATTTATATAATTCCTTTGGTTTCATGGCAATCATGCTGAAACTCTGTTCTTCAGGATCAATATATTCTAATACAGATTCTTCAATTTTACAATCAGTCAATAAATCATTCCAGTCTAATTCTTCCTTTTTAATCTTTTCCACAATACTTTTATTAAGTAAGACATTGTTATTTTTTACTCTTAATACTGGTCTAATTAATCTTCCAGCATCATTACAAATTCTTATTTCACGATGTCTATAATCAAATATAACACTGGTATAAATATTAATAATCCCCTTGTGTTTTTTTTCTATAAATGATTCAAATAAATCAATCGGATTTTTACTAATACCTATCCATGCTCCATTTACAAAAACCTTTACATATTTATCTAACTCAGCAGCATCAAAATTTTCCAAATGTTCTATATATGGTAATACATATTCATGTATAGGACCACTATTACTAGGAATAGTAATATGACTCATATAACTTAAATTTTTAACAACACCTACACTTGCGCCTTCAGGTGTTTCAGCAGGACATAAGAATCCCCAAGAACTATTATGCAATTTTCTAGGAGGAATTAATTTACCACTTTTATCAATAGGGGTATTGATTCTACGCAAGTGACTTAAACTAGAAATATATGTCAATCTATTTAAAACTTGCGCTACACCTACTTTATTACTATTTACATTTTTAATACCAAAATCTCCAGTAGATAATGCCCGTTTTAATCCGTTTTCAATTGTAGTTGATTTAACAATTTTATAAATATTGGTATTATTAATAATATTTAAATAATCCTCAGTAGACCTCCAAGAACCATTATTAATTTCTCGAATGATTTGTTTTTGCATATCTTTGACCAATTTGTTAAAATAATTTCTGTATAGATTATTCAATAATGTACCAGTCAAGTCAATTCGTTTATTTAAATATGAATCTCTATCGTCTGGTTGAATCCATTCGAAACTACAGCGTAATAATTTATTTGTCATGTATCCAAGAAAGTATATTTTTTGTGTTTCATTAAAACAATGTGGAAATAAATCATTATTCAAAATATCCATAGTAAATTCTCTCTTTTTCTTTGCACCTGATTCTTTATCCATATTGATGGGAGTAAACATGGCATGACTCATTAAATATTTGATTGCATCTTCTTTAGTCATAATAGTATTTGCCTCAACAATACTGCCTTGAAGTCCAAATATCATTTTCTTATATTTTTTGTCATCCATATTTAAAATAATTTTTTCGCAAATTTCTTTATCAGATAATACTCCTAATGCACGAAAGACAATAAATAATGGAACAGGATTTTTTAAACGGGGTATTTGAATATAAATACTTGTGCCAAAACCACTATTTTTACTTGTAATCATCATATTTATTTGCTTTGGACTAATACATTTAAAATCAGGAACAGATTTTATTTCAGCCATCCAATTCCATTTATTATTATTTTTACTTACATTAAAACAATATACACGATTTTCTGCGGCTCTTTCTTGTCCTAATACTGTTTTTTCACTACCATTGATAATGAAATACCCACCTGCGTCAAATTTACATTCACCACTAATACTTTCATTAATATGTTGATATTGTTTCAATACACATACAGATGATTTCAACATAATTGGCAATTTACCAATATGAATACCGGGTAAGTTTTTATAGAAAGTTTGTGATTTTTCTAACTTTGAACCACTACGCACAATATATTTAATATTCAAGTCAATTGTCATCATAGAAGCATATGTAAAGTTTCTCAATCTAGCTTCTTGTGGAAACATTAATTTTGATGCGCCATTGTTTTCATGAATTTGTGGTCTGTATAAATGAAAATTTTCAAATGTAATATATATTTCTAGACTATACTTACCTGAATCTTTATCATAATCATTTTCACTGCATATTTGCACTGGATTAAACATATCAATTGTTTTTTGAATTTGATAATTTACAAAATCATTATAAGATTCTAATTGATGTCTTACTAATTGTGCTAAATGTTGATCCTTGAAATAAGACTCTATAACTGCCCATGGGGTCTCAATATATTTTCCCAAATTCTCTTTAATTTGCTTTTCTAAGTCTGACATCTTTATTTCTTGAATCATATTATAAATTATTATTAACATCAATTTATTTTTAAATCATTATAAAAAATAATATCTTGTATATATATATGATTAATAATCGCAATTCATTTTCCAATAAAAAGAAAAATAGGCATAATAAAAATTTAAATGATCCTTCTAATAATAATATTTTTCTGTTTTCTAATGCCTCTAATTTTTCAAACAATCATTTTTCTCTCTTTGATGATTCAAACAATTTAAAATTATTAAAATTATATAATGATTCTGAAAATACAATTAAAAATAATATAAATAATAATTCTGATTGTTTAAATATGAATAATAATAAACTTATTACTTTTTTAGATTCTAATGCTGAAAATAAAAATAAAGAAAATAATAAATCTCAAAATCCAGAAATTATTTTAAAATTACTTCTAGATCAAAAAGAAAAAGAATTTTTTTCTACTTATAATTCACCTTTTTTTTCTGGTTCGTCTTCTATTTTTCCACAAATCACTATGGATACTCCCTTCAATCATGAAGATACCAAAAATATTATAAAAGAACATGTTTTAATTAATGCTTCTATAGACAATTTAATAGATTTGATAGAATTATGTGATAAATATCCGTTAGCTGATAATATTGAGTATAATATTAATATGAAATCTCTCCACGCCATAAAACCATCCTTAATAGATTTACAAAATATGATAGGAATGCATTCTATTAAGGAAAATATTGTCGATCAAATCTTATATTTTATACAAGATTTACATAATATATCTCCTAATAATTCTGATTATATGCATGCTGTTATTTATGGTCCACCTGGTACAGGAAAAACGGAAGTAGCTAAAATTATGGGTAAAATATTTAGTAATTTAGGCATGTTAAAAAAAAATGTATTTAAAAAAGTCACTAGAGATGATTTAGTTGCGGGATATTTAGGACAAACTGCGCTTAAAACCAAAGATGTTATTAAAGAATGTATTGGAGGGGTATTATTTATAGATGAAGCATATGCATTAGGCAATAAAGAAAAGAGAGATTCATTTTCGAAAGAATCCATTGATACTATTTGTGAAGCATTAAGCGATCATAAAAAAGATTTAATGTGTATTATTGCTGGATATGAACAAGAATTAAAGGATTGTTTTTTTAGTTATAATCCTGGTTTAGAATCCAGATTTACATGGAAATTCAAAATTGATGATTATAATCCAAATGAATTAAGGTTAATATTTGAAAAAAAAATTACCGATAATAACTGGTCTTTAAAAGAGGATTTAAGTGATGAATGGTTTGAAAAAAATAAAGAATTCTTTTCCTTTTTCGGAAGAGATATGGAAACATTATTTTCAAAAGTTAAAATAGCCCATAGCAGGCGTGTGTTTTGTTTACCCAAAGAAGAAAAAACTAAAATTTCTATTAAAGATTTAGAAAAAGGATTCGAAATTTATAAAAAAATGGGTGATTCAGAAAAACGACAAGAAGAAAAACAGCGAGTTAAACATTTATATAATACTCTTTATTGTTAATTCTTTCGTATTATTTTATAGTTAAAAATATATTATGTCTGAAAAAAAAATTATCCAATTTAATGAATCTTTATTTCACGGGGGAAATAATAAAACTAAAAAAAATAATGTCAAACCAAAAAAAGAAAAACCTAAAACACTCATTAAACCTAATAAATTGAAAAAAGACTTACTAGAAAAAATTAAAAGGCATCAGCAACAACAAAAAATTACTGATAATAAACTAGATGAATCTAAACTAGAACTTACACAAAAACTAGAACCTGAACAGGAACAGGATAAATCGGATTTTCATAATGACTTTGTTAATTCTTTGGAATATTTAAATAAAATTAGTAACAAAAATAAAACTGAAAAACAAAAAAAACATAAACACAAAGCCAAAACCATTAAACATAAATCTATTCATAGAGGAAATAATTCTCTTCATTCTGAAATTCAACCTATTCAAAATGATCCTTTTGTATCTATTGATTTACCTACTGATTTTGATTCAATACCACAACCACAATCCCCTGTAATTTATTTATCTGATTTATCTACTCCTAATCCTACATCTAATATTATTCAAACACCTCCTAATCCTACATCTAATATTATTCAAACACTTCCACCCCCTATTCCTATTTCTATGAAAAAACCAAACATAGAATTAAAAAAAGACCCTATTTGGGGTTGTTTAAAAGGGGGACAAAAACCTACTTATAGAAGTTATCATAATAAAACTTTAAAAATAAATTCCAAACCGAATATTGAAATACCACAATCATCTAGGCAAAAGAAATTAGAAGAATTAAAGAAAAAACATAAAAAAATAAGACAAAAATCAAGGAAAACAATTAAATCAAAATATCATTTGGGAAGAAGTATGAAATCTGGAAAAATGTCTATATTGATTAAAAACAATGCTACAAGACGGAAAATAAAAAAGGAACATGGGTTATTAAAACAAAAACCTTTGGGAGAAGTTAAAAAATATTTATATGAGAGAAATTTATTAAAAATAGGTTCTACTGCTCCTAATGATGTTATACGGACTTTATATGAACAAGCAGTATTAGCAGGAGAAATAAATAATTTTTCAAATGATATTTCTCTCCATAATTTTATTTCCAAAGAATAATTTAATTTACATAATTATATAATTAAATTATTTATATTCATTTTTTATTTCATTAGTCAAGTATGTATTTTTACTAATAGCACGAATTATTTTATTAGTTTCTTTTTCCATATTTTCAATATCAGTCATGGAGTTAAAAACTAGACTAGTTAATTTATTTTGTAAATTTTCATTTTCTTTCCAACCTTCATTTGCTTCTTTCCATTTATCTATCATAGTTCTTTGTTTTAAAGCTACTGTTTTTATACCTGATAATATTTTAACCAATTCTTTGTCTTGTTCCCATACATCATCATCCTTCACATATAAAGTTTTTCGGTTAGAATCTGTGCAATGAATAGGTCGTTCTAAAACATCTAATTGATTTAGTCCTGTTAACATCATATTTGTTATTGTATTTGTAAGACCATTTTCTATAGTATGATTATAAGTTTCATTCGTTATAGGTAAAGAATTAATAAAATCGGTCAAGTTCATGGCATTTTTACAATGTTCATTTAAGAACATTTGAATGTTGAAGGTGTTATTATTGTGACTATTCAAATTATTATGAGAGTTATTATGAGAATTAGTGTTTCCCAAATTTGTTACCATTTTCTCCATTACATCTTGATTTTTTAACAACATTTTTATCAATACATCTTTATCTATTACATCACCTACATTATTGCCATTTTGTATTTGATTGTTCCCTTGCTTCTTCAAGCAAACTTTTCTATGTCTCCATAATGTAGTGCGACTTTTAAAAGAAAGTGCACAATATTCACACTCGTGATCTAGGTCGGAACTATTTGACGCTAAAAAGGCGTCATTTGGAACTTCATCCTTACAACCTTCGATTGACGCTTTTTGAGCGTCAAGAGAATTATTCCCTTGAATGCTTGTTTCATTTTGTTTCATTTTTGTTTCAATTTCGTGCTTTCTAGTGCGTAAATGGCGATTAAAATCACAATTCCTACTACATTCGAAGGAGCAGACATCACAGCGCAGTTTTTTAAGCGTTTCTGACGCCAAAAATGTTTCATTTTGTTTCATATATGTTAACTTCAGATATTATCTCTAAATGCTTTCCTCATTAAATTAAAAATTTTACAATCACAAAGTTAGAATTATTTTTTTTGAATTTAGACCATTATGCTCACAACCCATTTTTTACAACTTTTTCCAATCCTTTTTCCAAAAATCAAAAAAACACACAAAAACCTTGTGTGTTTTTTTTAAAAATCGAAAAGACTTTTGAAAATTTGTGTAAAAGTAAAATACCTACATGTATCGTTTACAGTGCCTTTTTTTCAGTAGATACTCGTCACTACATCATGTAGACAAATGACTACATCATCTAGTAAATCCAATTCTACATATTTACAAAATATTGTCCTACTTATGTAGTTAATAAGCCAAATATAATCCTCTAGATTCCTGAATCCATATATGAGAAATGAATTTGTCGAAAAATGAGGGTTTAATTAGTTAATTATTTATTTGTTTTTATATATCCATACATATTCCTGAATCCATATATGAGAAATGAATTTGTCGAAAAATGAGGATAAAATCCATGTTGTAATATTTGAGAAATAATTATTTATTTATTTATTTATAATATATGAAATTCCCAATAGTTAACACATTTAAAGCTACATCCTATTTTAAAGCATTTATTTTAAATGCCCTTGTAGCGGGTATTATTACAGCTTTAGCAATTGAACTCCGCCTACAATTAGAAGATAATACTTCAAAATATTATAAATTTTGGACAAATATTTATAAGGTTAAAACACTTGGAGAATCTCATAAATTAGTTTCTACATTTTTTATAACATTTGTAGTAGCATTAGTCGCTTATCATTCATTTTTTTTCCTTTTCTTATATGGAGGAGGACAATTGAATTTAATGAATGATACAAAAGCTAATTTACATACTTTAATAACTAGTAAAACTAAAATGTAACATAATGTTAAAAATTTAAAATAATTATAAACTATAATTATGAATGGATATTGAATTAGTAGAATTTACCTTTGATTTTAAATTAAAACAAATATTAAAATCAAATCTTAATCCAATTAATTATTTAGATATATCTAATAACATTTATTATTGTAATTTATTTTATTATTTCGAATACTTATTTGAATTTCATGAAATTTGTATATTAAGGAGAAAAATTATATTAAATACATACCACAAATCATATAATATTATTTATTTAAATGATTTATTTTCCCCTCGTTATGATCGTCACTCTTATTATAAATTTATTCATTGTGCAAAAAAATTTAATAAAATAAAAAATGTTATTTACAACAATCTAAATATATATAATTCTATGTTAACATCTATATTAAAAAATTTGTATTAATTTAAATATTCCTATTATTTATAATGGACGAGGAAATCCGACAAATAAATGTATTATATAATACAGATTTAAATAAATTAAATACTACTAGAATTTATTATTATAACCTAATTAATAGTTGGAGAGTTAATAGCAGAGTAAAACAATATTATTTTAACTATATTACTTCCTGGTATAACAACCAAAAATCTATTTTGATTAGAAAAAGAGATAACAAGTTGAGAGAAATTCAACTTAAATATACTACTACTACTTCTTCCCAACCTAATAAAAAAGCATTATTAATCGGTATTAATTATTCAGGAACTTCATCCGAATTAAGAGGTTGTGTTAATGATGTCAACGACTTAAAAGAAATGTTAACTACCAAATATAATTATTCCTCCTCTAATATTTTAACCTTAACAGATTCTCAAGCCACTAAACAAAATATTATGACTCGTTTGACCCAACTACTTCAATCTAGTCAAGCTGGAGAAACTTTATTTTTCAGTTTCAGTGGTCACGGATATTTCTGGAATGATATTTATAAAAAAGACGAAATTGATGGAAAAGATGAATTAATTGTCACCGTTGATAACTACGCAATTGTAGATGATGAACTGAAATATGTTATTGATACCTACTTAAAAGAAAATGTCACTTTAATAGCCCTATTCGATAACTGCCATAGCGGAACTATTCTCGACCTTCCTTACCAATATTTTAAAGGGGACCAAGAAATGATCCATCATTCCTTATCTACAGATACCAAAGGAACTGTTATTTGTTTATCTGGATGCAGAGATGATCAAGTAAGTATGGATGCTTATTTAGAAGGAGATTTTAATGGAGCTATGACATTTAATTTTATAGAATTAATGAAATCAAATGATTCTTTAACTTGGAAAGCATGTGTAGAACAATTAAGAGAGAAATTACAAACTGGAAATTTCAACCAAGTCCCTCAAATTACTTGTGGAACTCAAATGGATTTAAATACTTTATCTGTTAAACTATAATTAGAGAGAAAATACATTTAAAAAATAAATATAAATATACTAGTTTATATTTATTTAATGGCATTATTAAAACAATACTTTAAATTAAGAGATGAATATAGAGAGAAATTAGGTGAAAATACTTTGTTATTAATGGAAGTAGGTTCTTTTTATGAAATTTATACCAAAGTAGATAAAATTACCAAAGAAATAACTGAACCTCAAATTATTCATCTAAGAAAATATACAGAACTTGCCCCTGGTAATAAAACTGAAGAAATTTTAATGCTCGGGTTTTCTTCAAAAATCCCATTTCTATTAGAAAAATATCTAGAAAAAATTATTAATAGCGGATATTCTGCAGTTATTTATGATCAAGATGCTCCTGTTAGTAATACCACCCGTAGTCTTAAAGCTATTTATTCACCTGGAACATATTTTTACGAAACTTCTAATGATGATGTTTCGAATCATGTAGCATGTATATGGATTGAATCTCATAAAAAAACTAAAATAAATAAATCCGGAAATATTGTCATCGGTATGTCAGTAATAGATAATTATACAGGTAAAAGTAGCTTTTATCAGATTATTTCTGAACACCTACATAATCCTACTACTTATGATGAATTGGAAAGATTTATTTCTTCTTACAATCCAAAAGAATGTATTTTTATATCTAATTTCTCTCAAAAGGAAATAAATGATGTTATTCAATTTATTAAATTAGAAAGTAAGAAAACTCATGTGTTAGATATCAATGAACCTAAGGTTAAAAAGGTTGAGAGTCAAACATACCAGAGAGAAATTCTGGAAAAATTCTTTTCATTTAATATTAGTGAATCTCTCTTTAAAAATAGTTTGGAATTTACTTTTGCTGTTCAATCCTATGTTTATTTATTAAATTTTGTTTATGAACATAATCCTAGTTTGGTAAATAAAATTAATGAACCCATTATTGAAAATAAATCAGAACGAATGTTATTAGCTAACCATAGTCTAGAACAATTAAATATTTTGCCTGATAAAAATTATTCTGGTAAATTAGCTAGTGTAAGTGATTTCTTGAATAATTGTATTACTCCTATGGGTATTAGAAATTTTAAATATAATATATTAAATCCATTGACTTGTAGAGAGAAAATACAAGAAAAATATGATATAACGGAATATTTATTAACTACTTCATATTATGACTCTTGGAGAAATGAATTAAAAAATATAAAAGATATTGAAAAATTAAATCGACAAATATATTTGAAAAAAATAACTCCCCAGAATTTATTTTATTTTTATGAGAATCTCTCTAGCATTCAAAGTTTATACTCCAATTTATCTTCGGATTCATCCATCATCAACTATTTAAATAATAAAATTACAATGAACATCCAAGAAATATGTAAGAAATTTAAACAAGTATTTGAAGATACATTTATACTAGAACAATGTAAAAATATAAACAACTTTGATTTTGAAGAAAATTTTATTAAAGAAGGAATAAATAGTGAATTAGATAAATATGTAGAATTGAATGAAGACAGTAAGAACAAACTTGAAGTAATACGAGTATATTTAGATGGAATAATAGCCAGAGGAGAGAAAACCAAGAAAAATGATTTTGTAAAAATTCATTCAACTGATAAAAATGGATATAACTTACAATGTACAAGTAGAAGAAGTAAAATATTAGCAGAACAAATAAAACAGAATGTAAGTGTGGATTTAAATTTTATTAACGAAAAAGGAGACGCTAAAACATTTTCTTTTGTCGTCAAAACTTTAACTTATGAAACTGCGAATGGTTCTAATGTTAATATTGTAAATGAAGATATTAGAAAAGTATGTAGTGATATAATTTCATCAAGAAGTAAAATGAAAGATTTAATTACATTAGAATATTTTAAATTTATAAAGAAATTGGAAGATTATGAAAAAGAATTTTATAATTTAATTCAATTTGTTTCTCATATTGATCTTTTACAGAACATGTGTTATATAGCCACCAAACATAAATATTGTAAACCTGAAATTAAAGAATCAGATAATTCTTATGTAAATGTAAAAGAATTAAGACATCCTTTAATAGAAAAATTAAATACGGATGAGATTTATATAGCGAATGATATAGATTTGGGTAATGAGCAAAATATTATGTTGTTATATGGCACTAATGCAGTTGGTAAAACAAGTTTTATTAGAGCACTAGGTATATGTATTATAATGGCACAAAGTGGCTTATATGTTCCATGTTTAGAGTTAAGTTATAGTCCTTACAAGTCTATTTTTACTAGAATATTAGGGAATGATAATTTATTCAAAGGATTGTCTACTTTTGCTGTAGAAATGTCAGAATTACGAGTGATATTAAATAATGCAAATAAAAATAGTTTAATATTGGGAGATGAGTTATGTTCAGGAACAGAACACGATTCGGCAGTAAGTATTTTTGTGTCAGGATTAGAAATGTTATATAAAAATAAAGTAACAGCTATATTTGCTACACATATACATGAAATAGTAAATTATGAAGAAATAGAAAACATGGAAACTTTGGTAATTAAACATATGGAAGTGGAATACGATGAAAAGAATGATAAATTAATTTATAATAGAAAATTAAAAGATGGACCAGGTTCTTGTATGTATGGATTAGAAGTATGTAAGTCTCTTCATTTACCCGATGATTTTCTCTCTAATGCATATAATTTAAGAAGGAAATATAAGAAAGAAGAAAGAAGTACATTAGAACAAAAGACATCACATTTTAATAGGAAAAAAATAATGGGAAATTGTGAATTATGTAAGAAGAATCTTGGAACAGAAGTACATCATTTACAACATCAAGAAAACGCAGATGAAAATAATATGATAGATTCTTTTCATAAAAATCATCCGGCAAATTTATTAACTTTATGTGAAACATGTCATAATAAAATGCATAAAACAAAAAAACAACATAAAAAGATTAAAACTTCTAATGGAATGGAAATTATAGAAGTAGCAAAATGATTTAAATATAATTAAATAAATAAATTAATAATGTATATATTTAATAAATTGTGTAAAATTATAACACCTATATCAACGGCGTTATCATGTAGTTTTATATATGTAGCAACGATAGATTATTATCATAAGAAATGTATGACTCAAAAATGGATACCCCCAATAAAATATACATATTTGTTAAATCCAGGTTTAATTATTGGAGCATTAATAGGTATAAAATATGCATATTTAGGTGGACCTTTAATTTCAAGTTCAGCAAATAAAATTAAATAATAAAATATTGGAAATTTATATATGGACGATACAAATGGAAGAATAATGAAATTATTAATATTTTTAATATTAATTATAACAATAAATATGATAATTAAAATAGAAATGAATTCTGATACAATGAATAAACTGGGACCACAATCTTTATCAGTAGCTATTTTAATATTAGGTTTAATGGTATTTTTTTCTATTATTGGGTTTGATTTAACTCCAGTGGAAGATAAACAAATAGAAAAAATAGTTGATATAGAAGCATTTGATTCTATGGCGGCAACAGGATTTTGTAAAAATCATGAAGGAGATAGAAAATCTCTCCAAACAAGTTGTTCGAAATTAACAAAAGATAATTGTTTAGCTACATCATGTTGCGTATATGCTAAAATGAATGGAACGGAACAATGTCATTCAGGAGACCAACATGGTCCAACTTTTAGAAGAAACGAAAATGGGAAAACTCATGATATTGATTATTACTATTTTAGACACAAATGTTATGGAGATGGATGTCCAAAAGATAATAATTAAAATATTATATTAAAAAAAAATTGACTTATAAATAAATTAATATAATATTTATATATTTCAAGATGATTATACCTGTAAAGTGTTTTACCTGTGGAAAAGTAATTGGTAATAAATATGATTATTATCAAAAAGAGGTGAGAAAATTAAAAATGGCGCGTAATATGGAAATAGACAAAGTAATATATTTAACAGAAGAATATATAGATAAAACTCCTGAAGGAGAAGTTTTAGACAAGTTAGGATTAAATAAGATGTGTTGTAGAAGACATTTATTAACTCATGTAGATATAGAATAATTTCTTATATTATTATATAATGGCAAAAACTATGAAAAAAAAGTCCTATAAAAAAAGAAAGAACTCTAGTAAAAATATTAAGAGAGTTTCTATAAAAAAAATGAAGTTGGGACATAAAAAATACTTAAGACATCATTATTTAAAAGGTAAACATAAAACACAAAGAGCTAGATATGGTGGATGTATGTGTGGTGGTAAAAAAATGAAAGGTGGTATGGTTTCTAGTCCTGCTGCTGGTCCTGTAGGTTATTCTTGGGATGGAGGAAATATAGGAACATGGCCAGGAGCAGCAGCTACAAATGGTTTCGATACGAATGGAGCGACAATGTCTAATCATTTTAAATTAAGTCCAAATGGAATAGTGGTAGGTGGTTTAATTCCAGCGCGTTCGACAACAGATGACCAATTAATTTATCCCCCAATGAACGGAGGAAAAAAAAGAAAAGGGAAAAAACAAAAAGGAGGATTTTTCCAAGAATTAGTTAATTTAGGGAGAGGCGCTCAATATAATATTCAAGGAGTTGGATATGGAATAGGGGGGAAAATCCAACCTATTAGTCAAAATCCATATCCTACCGAAAGTCAACCAATTGACGGAAATACGACCGTTATTAGTGGACAATCTCCGGATATAAGGCAAATATTTGTTGATGCCAATAATCAAGTGGCAAAAATATAAATTTTTTTCTATGTTTATATCATAAATGAAAATAATGAATGATATAAAAAAAATGTGCACACCTGCTATTGTTTATTTATTAGTGAGTGTGTTTGCTCTTTTAGTTTTAGTATTTTCAAACTTGGGAAACAATTCAACTTTGTGTATAGGAGAATATGACTGTCCAGTGGATAATGTATTTGTCATTTTTGTAATAAAAGCATTATATATTGCTTTTGTAACTATAATATTAGATTCTTTATGTAAGAATGGATGGGGAGCAATTTCCTGGTTTTTAGTGTTTTTACCCATTTTTTTCTTTTTTGTAGCATTAGGTTTTTTTATGATTTACCAAAATAATAGTATGAATCAAACAATCGTTTTAGTTCAACAAGACCAAATTATATAAATCATTAATTTATAAAAAAATAATATGTTAATGATTACATTTTAAAAAAATATACTTAAGATATAATATAATGAGTGTAAAGTTTGATAATATAACTTGGAATATAATTGAGAAATTTTTTTATGATAATCCTCAAGTATTAGTTAAACACCATTTAGAATCATACAACGAATTTTATAAAACTGGTTTAAAAAGTATTTTTAAAGAAAGAAACCCTATTATATTACAAAAAGAACAAGATCCTGAATCCAATAGATTCAAATATCGATGTGAATTATATTTAGGTGGAAAGAATGGAGACAGAATTTATTATGGCAAACCTGTGATTTATGACGAAGACAGAGAACATTTTATGTTCCCGAATGAAGCCAGATTAAGAAATATGAATTATGGTATGACGATTCATTTTGATTTGGAAGTCGATTTTTTTATCGAAAATGAAGAGGGAAAAATAATTGAATCCACAGAAATGATTAATTCCATATTTTTAGGTAGATTTCCTATTATGCTCCAATCTGATTTGTGCATATTAAATGGTTTAAACAAAGATGTTCGTTACAATATGGGAGAATGTAGAAATGATTATGGAGGATATTTTATTATTGATGGTAAAGAAAAAGTGATTATTAGTCAAGAAAAGTTTGCTGATAATATGCTTTATATTAGGGATAATTATAATGATATTTATAGTCATGGTGCTGATATAAGAACTGTATCGGAAGATGCATCTAAACCTGAAAGAACATTATCCGTACGAATAGTAGCCCCATCATCAACTTATTCAAATAACCAAATAGTTGTAAATATTCCCAATGTTAGAAAACCAATTCCATTATTTATTGTTTTCCGTGCGTTAGGAATTATTTCCGATAAACAAATTATAGAATACTGTTTATTAAATTTGGAAGAAAATAGTTCTTTCGTTGATTTATTTATACCATCGATTCATGATGCCAATAAAATATTTACCCAAGAAGCTGCATTAGAATATATAAAAACATTTACCAAAGGTTATACAGTAACTCATGTATTAGATATTTTAATGAATTATTTTTTGCCAAATATAGGTGAATTAAATTTTCAAGAAAAGGCTTATTATTTGGGATATATTGTTTACAATTTATTATTAGTATTTACAAAATTAGAATCACCAACCGATAGAGATAGTTTTAAATTTAAAAGAGTCGAAGTCCCTGGTAGATTATTATATGATTTATTTAAAGAATATTATCAACTCCAACAAGATCATATTAAATTGAAGCTAGATTCTGAATATAATTTTAAAAAATCTAAAAGTGTCTATCAAGGAGAAAGCTTCAAAGATGTAGTATTACAAAATTATGAAAAAATATTTGGCGAAAGAATCGTTGAAACTGGATTTAAAAAAGCATTCAAAGGTAATTGGGGAGCAGCTGAACATACAAAAAAAGTAGGGGTTGTTCAAGATTTAAATAGATTATCTTATAATAGTTTTATTTCTCATTTAAGAAAAATTAATTTACCTATGGATTCTAGTGCTAAAGTAGTTAAACCAAGATTATTACATGGTTCTCAATGGGGTATTATTGATCCTGTTGACACTCCTGATGGAGGAAACATCGGTTTTCATAAACATATGGCTATAGCTACTCATATTACAAGTGGATGTTCTGGTTATCCCATGATGAAATTTTTTAGAAGTATTTTAAAAATGAAATTATTAGAAGAATGTAATACCAAACTGTTATATGCTTCAACCAAAATTATGATAAATGGAAGTTGGATAGGAGTATTGACGAATCCACAAGAAACAATGAGAGTTATAAAAAAATATAAAAGAAATGGATTATTACCCATATATACAAGTGTTAGTTGGAATATTAAAAAAAAGGAAATCCAAGTATATACTGATTCAGGAAGATTATGTAGACCCGTATTTTATATAGATAATAAAAAACCTAGTTTTAAAAACAAATCTATATTGGAAAAATTGAGTAAAATGGATTTTTCATGGGAACAATTAATTAGCGGATTTGCTAAGAAAAAGATTGTGAATTATAAAGTAGATGATTGTAAAATATATGAATTAAATGAATTATACGAAACAAGTAATTTTGATGATTTAAAAGGATCGGAGGGAATCATTGAATATTTGGATACTGCGGAAGAAGAAACAGCATTAATTTCATCTGATTATGAATTTAATTTAAGCAAACCGTATACTCATATAGATATCCATCCTTCATTAATGTTAGGAGTCATGGGAAATCAAATTGTTTTTCCAGAAAATAATCAATTGCCTAGAGATTTATTTTCATGTGGACAATCCAAACAAGCAGTATCTTTATACAACTCCAACTTTTTTTCAAGAATAGATAAAATGGGAGTAGTGTTAAATTATGGTCAAATTCCATTAATTAAAAGTAGATATTTACAGTTTATTAATAATGAACAACATCCCTATGGAGAAAATGTAATTGTTGCTATTATGGTGTATGGAGGATATAATGTTGAGGACTCTATCTTATTTAATGAAGGTTCAATAAAAAGAGGATTATTCAGGACTACTTATTATAATATGTATGAATCGAGAGAAGAAAGTAGTAAAGTAGGAGAAAATAGTATTGATTCGCACTTTCAAAATATACAAGATGCTAATATAGATGCCACTAAATTTGGATATGATTATGGTTATCTAGATAAATATGGATTAATTAAAGAAAATACAGAAATGGATGATAAAAAAGTAGTCATTGGAAAAGTCCAAACCAATCTTTTAAATCCGAATCAACCTCAGGATGTATCTGTATATCCTAAAAAAGGACAATTAGGATTTGTAGATAAAACTTTTATGACGGAAGATGAAGAAGGATTTAGACTAGCCAAAGTTAGAATCAGAGAAGAAAGAATTCCTGCAATAGGAGATAAATTTTGTAGTAGATGTGGACAAAAAGGAACAGTAGGATTAATTATTCCAGAAGAAAATATGCCTTTTACTGAAAATGGAATTCGACCTGATATAATCATTAACCCTCATGCTTTACCATCCAGAATGACCATTGGTCAATTAGTTGAAACATTAATGGGAAAAGCATGTGTAAATATTGGAGGTTATGGAGATTGTACTGCCTTTGTGAATAAAGGTTCTAAACATGAGTTATTTGGTAAAATATTGACTCAACAAGGTTTTAATAAAACTGGAAATGAAATTTTATACAATGGAATGACTGGAGAACAATTAGATGCAAATATATTTATAGGTCCAACCTATTACATGAGATTGAAGCATATGGTTAAAGATAAAATCAATTATAGAGCAAGAGGACCTATAAAACAATTGACTCGTCAAACTGTAGGTGGCAGAGCAAATGATGGAGGATTAAGAATTGGAGAGATGGAAAGAGATGGAGTAATTGCACATGGAGCAGCAGGATTTTTACAAGAATCATTATTAGTAAGAGGAGATGAATATTATATGGCAGTTTGTAATAATACTGGAACTATCGCAGTATATAATAAAAGTCAAAATTTATTTTTAAGTCCAATGGCCGATGGTCCAATTAAATTCCATGAATCCATAGATAAAAATTTAAATATTGAAAATGTAAGTAGATTTGGAAGAAACTTTTCCATATTAAGAATACCTTATGCTTTAAAATTATTAATTCAAGAATTACAGGCTATGAATATCCAACTAAGAATGATTACAGAAGAAAATGTTGATCAACTCACTAGTATGGGTTATTCTAATAATATAATGAAGTTACAATCATTAGAAGGAGATTCAGGTCAAGAGAAATCAAATATGTCAATTAAGAAAGAATTACAAAATAGACAAAAAAATGCATATAATAATATAGGAGATATTGATGTAACAAATATAGAAATTGGAGAGAATGAACCTTCAGAAGTACCTGAACCTAAAGAACAATTAGAACCAGAAGAATTTGGGTGGGTATTTTATACATATGACGAGGAAAGAGGAGAAGCATACAAATCAATAATAATGAAAAATAACGGTCAACCATCTGAAATTTGGTTTGTAGAAGAAAATAATAAAGAAAAACCAAATAGATTCCCAGCAGGATGGAAGTCCCAACAATTAAAATATCATGATAATGTTTCTATTAAACCAACTGTAATGATTGAACAATTATTATCCAACCAAGTCCCTAATAACTGGATAATTAGTTTAGATGAAATCAGAGATAAAAATATTGGAAAGCCTTTACAATTAAGACATCCTAGTGATTCTTATAGTCCTCCATATGCTCCATATAGTCCTCCATATGCACCAAATAGTCCTCCATATGCACCAAATAGTCCACAATATAATCCTAATAGTCCACAATATAATCCTAATAGTCCACAATATAATCCTAATAGTCCACAATATAATCCTAATAGTCCACAATATAATCCTAATAGTCCACCATATGCACCAAATAGTCC